CTTGTAAGACTAAATAAAAACGCATACAATACAACGTATGCGTTTTTTGTTTTAGTGGGTACTAGAACAAACTAAAGGCAAATATAGGCTAACAATAGGAGATAACCATGGCAACTTTAGCTGAAATTAGAGCAAAATTAAAAGAGCAAGAAACCCGCAGCAGCGGCGAATCAAAAGGCGGAGATAATTCAATCTATCCGTTCTGGAACTTAAAAGAAGGTTCCGAATCTACAGTACGTTTCCTTCCAGACGGCAATAAAGATAATACTTTTTTCTGGGTAGAACGTTCCATGATCAAACTTCCTTTCGCAGGAATTAAAGGTCAAACAGAAAGTAAACAAGTCACAGTCAATGTTCCATGTATGGAAATGTATGGCGAAACTTGCCCCATCCTTAGTGAAGTCCGTGGCTGGTTTAAAGATCCTAGTCTCGAAGCACAAGGTCGTAAATATTGGAAAAAACGTAGTTATATCTTCCAAGGCTTTGTTGTCGAAGATGGTCTGAAAGAAGACGGTAAGCCAGAGAATCCAATTCGTCGATTCATAATTGGCCCACAAATTTTTCAACTGATTCGTTCAGCTCTGTTAGATCCAGAGATGGATGATTTGCCAACTGACGCTGTTAACGGTGTCGACTTTAAACTAATCAAAACTAGTAAAGGCGGTTATGCTGACTATAGCACATCTAAGTGGAGTCGTCGTAGTCGTCCATTAGATGATAAAGAAGCAGCAGCATTAGAAGCACATGGCTTATTCGCATTGAAAGATTACTTGCCAAAGAAACCCACTGATGTAGAAATTAAAGTAATCAAAGAAATGTTTGAGGCTAGTGTCGACGGTGAGCCATTTGATATGGATCGTTGGGGGCAGTATTTTAAACCAGCAGGTACAAGTCAAGTAACCGGTGATCCTAATACTGCTAAGACAGTGTCTAAAGCATCTGACGATGAAGTATATGACGACGAACCGGCTACTACACAATCTACAAGCAAACAAGAATCTTCAACATCTACATCTAGTAGTAAGGCAGAAGATATTCTTGCTATGATTCGTAACCGTCAAAAATAATTAAGTATAAGTAGAGTGTCTCACTTTACTTTATAATTATGGATTGGAAACGAATCGAAGAGGCGCAATGGAAATTGCGCCAACATCCCTTAACAGCTAGACAAAGTATTGGTTGCCTTGAAGATTTAAAGGTCTTCATGGAAAACCATGTCTATGCTGTTTGGGATTTCATGTGTTTAACAAAACAACTTCAAAAGCATCTGGCTCCTAGTGGTAGTCCATGGATTCCGAAGTATTCGGGCGAGTCTCGAAGATGGATAAATGAAATCGTATTAGGAGAGGAAAGCGATATTGCGTTTGACGGTAACGGTTATCTAAGTCATTTTGAATCATACATAGCAGCAATGGATGAAATAAAAATAGACACATCATGGATAAAAAACTGGCCTACTTTAGTTGATACTATCGGCTGGGATAACGCATTAAAGCATCCTCGTGTACCGAAACCAGCACAGTATTTTATGACACAAACAAAAAGTTTTATAGACAGTGATAAACCATGGATTGTATGTGCTGCTCTTGCGCTAGGTAGAGAAGATTTACTACCAGAGCAATTTAATTCTGTATTAATTCAATTAAATGGTGCTGAAATTCCGTCGACTATTTTTAAATGGTATCTTGCCAGACATGTGGAAATTGATAGTAATGAACATGGACCCGCTTCTAGAAAATTATTAGATGAGTTATGTGAAAAAAACCCTATCCGAGAACAAGAAGCAACGGAAGCAGCGTTATTAGCTATTAAGGCAAGAGAAAAATACTGGGATTTAATTATTCAATTAAATTATACTACATAATGGCAAATGTAATTCTTTATAGTCAAATAGGCCACAGACCAATGATTTGGAGGCCTATTGCGTGTTATACATTAGCTAGGTGGATAGAAGAACACGGGTATACTTGTCAAGTTATAGAATTTACTCATCTTTTTAGCCCAAGAGAACTTATCGAATATACTGAAATGTTTATAGATAAAGACACCTTACTCGTAGGTGTTAGTAGTACTATGTGGACTAATTATGATGCTAATTTATTAATGAGACACGCTGCTATCAATGTTCCAGAAAATATAGATGTGGCTATTAAAGAAATTAAATCAAAGTATCCTAAAATTAAAACTGCTATTGGCGGAGCTGGACAATATGTAAAAGGAACAAAGATTTTTGATTATCATGTGGTAGATCATTTTGGAGAAAACAGTTTATTAAAAATTTTAGACGAACTAACTAAAAAAAGTATATCGACAAAATTACAACGTAAAAATTTCTCAATTGAACATCAAAGATTTGTTTATAAAGACCATGATTGTGTATTACCAGGAGAATGTTTACCTATAGAGTGGGGCAGAGGTTGTATTTTTCAATGTCCTTTTTGTAGAGATCCTAATTTAGGAAAACGTCCAGGAACAGACGAAAAAGATATTAGTTTAATGATAGATGAGTTCACTGAGATGTATGAAAAGTTTGGTACAACGTCTTACTATTTTTTAGATGAAACATTTAATGCTAATACAGACAGGTTAGAAAATTTGTTAAAAGTTTATGATAAACTACCTTTTAAATTAGAATTTCTTAGTTATAATAGAGCAGACTTACTAGATAAAAATCCTCACACTCAAGAAATTTTACATAATTGCGGGCAACGAGGAGCATTATTTGGAATAGAAACATTTCATACCGAAGCAGCAAAAGCTATCGCTAAACCATGGAGTGCTAAAAGAGGAAAAGACTTTCTTATCGAGATACAAGAAAAATGGAAAAACACTCACATCGATTGCCACTTTATAGCAGGATTACCTGGAGAGTCTGAAGAACATTTATTTTCTACAGCAGAGTGGCTTAAACAATCAAATTTAGGATTTTTTTGGTTCATACCTTTATTATTAAATCATAATGAAAGGTATGGAGTTTGGGAAAAAAATTCTTTAAAAGAAGGAGTTACTTGGCCTGATCCTAATTACAATTTACATTGGGAAAGAGGTGATTGGTCCTGGATTAAAGCGTATAATGTGTCAGCGAAACTTAATAGATATGTAGATGCGCAGTCTCGAATGGCTATGTGGAGTTTAGGCCCAATTAAGACATTAGGATTAGATTTTGATAATATAGTAAACAAATCGTTTAATGAAATTTTTGATCAAGCAGGAGATTTATATGATCATGAGGAAAGACTTTTCGATCACTACAAAGAACTATTAAAGTCACAGGCAGGTAGATAATCAATTACTTTGACAGGCAACAATTATTAATTTAATATTATATAAAGGAAAAAAAATATGGCAAAAGCATTCGACTTAACAAAATTTCGCAAAACACTCACAAAGAGTATTGATGGTCTCGGTGTAGGGTTCAATGATCCTACAGATTGGATTAGCACAGGAAATTATGCTCTAAACTATCTAATTAGTGGCGATTTTAATAAAGGAATCCCATTAGGTAAAGTAACTGTGTTTGCTGGTGAATCAGGAGCAGGCAAAAGCTATATCTGTTCTGGTAACATTGTAAGACACGCACAAGAGCAAGGTATCTATGTTATTCTAGTTGATAGCGAAAATGCTCTTGATGAAAAATGGCTTCATGCTCTAGGAGTTGATACGAACGAGGATAAACTCTTAAAACTGAACATGGCAATGATTGATGATGTTGCTAAGACAATTAATGAGTTCATGAAAGAATATAAGACTATGGAAGATCGTCCAAAAGTTTTATTTGTTATTGATAGTTTAGGAATGTTACTTACGCCTACAGATGTTAATCAATTTGAAGCAGGAGACTTAAAAGGTGATATGGGTAGAAAGCCAAAGGCACTTACGGCGTTGGTTCGTAACTGTGTTAATATGTTTGGTAGTGCTAATGTCGGTCTTATCGCTACAAATCACACGTATGCTAGTCAAGATATGTTCGACCCTGATGATAAAATTTCAGGTGGACAAGGATTCATTTACGCAAGTTCTATCGTGGTTGCCATGAAAAAACTTAAACTTAAAGAAGATGAAGACGGCAATAAGATTTCAGAAGTTCGTGGTATTCGTGCTGCTTGTAAGGTAATGAAAACACGTTATGCTAAACCTTTTGAAAGTGTACAAGTTAAGATTCCTTATGAAACAGGTATGAATCCTTATAGTGGGCTAGTAGACTTATCTGAAGCAAAAGGCTTACTTAAAAAGGATGGAAATAGACTCTCATTCACTACAAATGATGGAGAAATTATTAAATATTATCGCAAAGAATGGGAACGTAACGACGAAGGATGTTTAGATAAAGTTATGGCAGACTTTGCTAATTATAAACCAACTGGAATCGAGGAGCTAGTAGAAGATGAATGAAAATCAGATTGCCGACATCTGGATGTTATTCAAAGAATATTTAGATAAAAAGACAATGGATCTAGCAGCAGAAAGATATATTGATTTATTAGCAGATCATGGTGTGAGCGATAAGGTAATACAGAACGCCAGCGGGTTCGACGACTCATTAGATGACGCCATTTCATACTATATGGACGAAGAGCCTGATGAAGATGAATATGACGAAGATAATTGGGATTATGACGACGAAGATTAAACATGTGGTATTCTAAAGTAAGTAAAGATATATCGTATATTCCTGACGCTGTAGCGTATTTTGAAGTCGAATTATTGGCAGCAAAAAATGATAGCCGCATAGCGGGAAATATAGAAAAGGCAGCTGCCAATATGCCTGGAATTGTGGAACAACGATATAGTCAACTTCAAGAAATTGAAGCTATATTAGAATATCTTAATATAGAATTGCGCCGTTTGAAAAGTCAGCATTTCCGTAAATATCTTGAGAATTATCAAAGAGCGTTGAGCTCGCGGGATTGCGAGAAGTATGTTGATGGTGAAGCAGACGTAGTTGATTTTGAAAAGATTATCAACGAGTTTGCTTTACTACGTAACAAATGGCTAGGTATAACGAAATCACTAGATATTAAACAGTGGCAATTAAGTAATATTATCAAATTACGTGTAGCCGGAATGGAAGACGCATCTTTATAAACCAATATAAATATCAGCATGAAAAAAATAGTGCTGATAACTGGTGGGTTTGACCCTGTCCATTCTGGACACATTTCTTATATTCAATCTGCGAAAAAATTAGGAGATCTACTTATAGTAGGTGTAAACTCCGACGAATGGTTAACTCGTAAAAAGAAACGGCATTTTATGCCTTTAATAGAACGTGCTAATATTATTCGTAATATAAAAGGAGTTGATTTCGTAATCGACTTTAATGATAACGATGATACAGCCAAACATGCTATATGGATGGTGCGACAAAGTTATCCTACAGATCAAATTATTTTTGCCAACGGCGGTGACAGAACAAAAACAAATATTCCAGAAATGGACTTTCTGGATAAAAAATTGGAATTTGTTTTTGGAGTAGGAGGTGAAGATAAAAAGAATTCAAGTTCTTGGATTTTAGAGGAATGGAAAAGTCCTAAAACAGAACGTCCTTGGGGATATTATCGTATACTTCACGAAAACGGTAAAGAAGTTAAAGTTAAAGAATTAACTGTAAATCCAGGTCAATGTTTAAGTATGCAAAAACATGAACATCGAGCAGAGCATTGGTTTATAGTAGAAGGAACTGCCGAAGTTTATACTATTAATAGAAGTTCAGATCATGAATTACTAGGTATATTTCATAAACATCAAAGTTTACACATTAAAAAAACAGAATGGCATCAGTTATGTAATCCTATTGACACACCTTTGAAAATAGTAGAAATTCAATACGGTAACGATTGTAAAGAAGAGGACATAGAAAGAAAATGAAAGTATACGTAGGTTGGGATAGTAGAGAAGATATTGCTTATCAAGTATGTAGGAATTCGATTCTAAGAAGAAACGAAAACGTAGAAGTAATTCCTTTAAAACAAGATGAATTGAGAAAATCGGAAATCTATACAAGAGAAGTAGATCCTTTAAGCTCAACCGAATTTACTTTCACAAGATTTTTAGTGCCGCATTTGATGAATTACCAAGGATGGGCAGTATTTGTAGACTGTGATTTTGTTTTCATAGAAGATATTCAAAAACTTTTTAATATGACTCACAACCAAGATTATGCAGTTATGGTAGTTCAACATGAATATAATCCTACAAACACTGTTAAAATGGATGGAAAAACGCAACATGTTTATCCAAGAAAAAATTGGAGTAGTATGATTTTGTTTAATTGCGATCATCCTTCTAATAAAATACTAACTCCTGACGTAGTTAATAAAGCTTCCGGAGCATATCTTCATAGATTTCAGTGGTTAAAAGATGAAGAAATAGGAGCACTCAGCCAAGAATGGAATTGGTTAGTAGGGTGGTATAAAGAACCCGATCATGGTAAACCTAAAGCTATTCATTATACAGAAGGCGGCCCGTGGTTTCCTAATTACATGCACTGCGAGTATGGTGCTGTATGGATGGAGGAAAAACACAAATACGTGGAATCGATTAAAAATCCTCCACCTCCACCTAGTCCTTATGAATTAGTTCCAACAGAGATTAAAGAAGTATTTGATAGTATTTTAAAATATAGAGTAGACTCTTCAGGCGACTATTATAAAACAACTCAAGACACATTGATAGAAAAAATTAAAAGTATTGAAACTTCTAATGTTTTTTCTACAGATTCAGAATATAGATATGAAAGAAAAGGTATGGACTACGACCCAATTTTACAGAATTTTATTTTAGGCGCTGGCGGACAGATTAGTACCTGGGATAAAATCGAAAACATAAAAGCTCCTGTTGTTCTAAGGGGTATCACTAAAAGAAAACAAATGGCTGCTTGTCGAGAACAAGGTAGAGATTTTTATTATATCGACACAGGATATTTTGGAAATGCACGTAAAAAATTGTATCATAGGATAACTAGAAATTCTATGCAAAACATCGGCCCAGTGATAGACAGACCAGCAGATCGATATGATGCGACGGGAATTAGTTTAACTAAATTTAGACCAGGAAGTAAAATTTTAATTTGCCCTCCAAGTGCTAAAGTTATGGTGTATTATAATTTAGACTTAGAAGAATGGATGAAAGAAACTGTTGATACTATTAAAAAATACACAGATAGAGAAATTGTAATTAGACTTAAAAAGCCTAGATCAGAGCGTGTACACAACGACACAATGGCTATGGCACTTACCCAAGATATACATTGTATGGTTACATTTAACAGTATTGCCGCTACAGAAGCCTTATTACTAGGTAAACCTGCTTTCACTTTAGGACCAAATGCTGCCCAAAGTTTATGCTTATCCGACTTGAGTCAAATAGAGAAACCATATATTCCTACATTAGATGAAGTTCATCGATGGGCGTGTCATTTAGCCTATTCTCAGTTTACCGAAAACGAAATGAGAACAGGTGTAGCATGGAGAATAGTCAGTGAAACATGATAATGTCTATGATGTTGTTGTGTATCTTAGTAGTGTGTTGAACATAGCTAAACATCCAAAAAAATTTAGTTGTTTAAATTCATTTGCCGAAGGAGTCAGACGTACAGGTCATACTGTGCATGTTGAAACTCAATATAGATATACTCCTAGCAGATTAGCAGTAATACTAGGATGGGTTACACAAGATAAAAACACACCTAATATACTTTTGCGTCAACAAATTGTAGATAATCAAGCCCGTCGCGGAAATCATACTATGTGTATTGATGCCAATTGTTGGAAGTATATTGATACACAAAATCAATTTTTAAGATATAGTATCGGCGGCCCTTTTTATGATCAAGCAGAATATGCTAATCATAATTCTGGTCCAGAAAAGTGGAATAATATTCAATCTACATTAAATCTTCAAATGAAACCCTGGCGTGCTAAAGGAAATCACATTTTAGTTTGTATGCAACGAGATGGCGGATTTAGTATGAAAAATCTTGATCCAATACAATGGTTAGCTAACAAATTAGTTGAACTAAGACAACATACTACTAGAAGCATTGTAATTAGACCTCATCCAGGAAAGCCTCAAGATTTTAGTAAATTCGTCGATCCTTATAATAATATTTCAGTAATCGATAGTTCAACTATTCCTTTAGTACAAAGCTTACATAAATCTTGGGCAGCAGTGTTTTTTAATAGTTCAAGTGCTGTAGCAGCAGTATGCGAAGGAATTCCTATTTTTATCGATGATAAAAGTTGTGTAGCATGGGACGTTGCTAATAAAAGTATAAGCGATATAGAAAAACCGCAGATGTTTGATAGAGATCAGTGGATATGGAATTTATCTGCTGCCCATTGGACAGACGAAGAAGGATCTGCTGGTGATATCTACAAAAAATTTATACCTTACCTTGGTATTTAAGCACCCAGTCTTTATTAAAAGTTTCTACGACCTTATAATCCCAAGATTCTAAAATCTTTACAGATGGTAAATCAGCCATAGCATCTTTATACTCATGTTTTTGTTGTTCTATAACTAAAACTGGTTTGTTTCTCTTAATTGTTTGTTCGGCACCATGAAGTATATCTTCTTCGAGGCCCTCTACATCAATTTTTATAAAATCTATATCATTAAAATTGAAACTGTCTAAAGTTTTTAATGGAATCGTACCTTTTCCGTAACTGTTTTTGTCTACATGTGTATGTCCGGTATTTCCGTGAACAACATTCATGTTTATATAAGATTCTTCTTTGCCTAAGGCTGTTTGGTACATAAAATAATTTGATTTTTTTACATTTTTACGAAAACATTCTATAAATTCACTCACCGGCTCAAATGCGATGACTTTTTCAAAAGAATTTACTAAATCGCAACTCCATAATCCTACATTGGCGCCAATATCCAAACAAACTCTTTTCTTTTCGCACAACGAGATAGCAGCATCTCGTGCCTTCCACTGATATCTTAAAATTCCTTCTTTTTTTAAACTTTTTTCCAGCAATCTTGGAAAATGATCATCGTAATCTGGAAACCAGAAGCCATGTGATTCTTTCATATTAATTTAATCTCCACTGTACTTCTCTTTTTACCCCGAGGTATGATATTATTAACAACTTCGAATCCGTCAACACCTATAAAATGGCCTATAACACCTTTAGACCTCAAATCTAACACTATTCTTGTGTTTTCATGACTGTGTTTTAACATCAAATCACGATACACCTTAACAGGGTAGTGATGACCACAACTTAACCAAGATGTAATTAAATCAAATTTAATATTTTCTGGTATTTGTATATTGTTACAATCGATTAAGTGATAATTTTCAGTACCAAATTCTTTTAACTTTTGATCTAAGTAATCTAATCCATGATAAAACAACAAATTAGCCGAATCTACGTTCCATTTACCATAACTTGCTGTTCCTGGCTTTTGGAGATTAGCAGTATTATCGCCGTCGATTAGATATAGCTCACAATTATATTTTTGTTGAAAAAATCTTGACTCCCAGGCGAATCCGCACCCTATATCTAAAATATTTTTTATCGGCTGATTTAGATATTGATCAACTAATTCAAAATTTCTTTGTCTTTTTGCGATGTAACTGGGCGAAGTCCATTTTCTCGTCCAGGCTTGACTATCATTCCCATCTATTCTGTGTTCGTTCATTTCCAATATCCTTCGTGTCTGTCAACTACTAAGTCTGTCGCGAGACTTTTACCATATTCTTTGCGTTTTCCTTTCAAATGATCAAGATATGCTCCCCAGGCACTGTTAATTAGTGGGTGCCCTTCGCCTGTTATAAGATCTTTTGACCAATCTACCTCTGTTAAAGGTTGTAATTTTCTAACCGCATCGAATACAAAACTATCATGCCACTCATCTAACTGAAAAATTCCATTTTCTGCGTCGTCATAGTACTGTTGAAATTGATTTAGGAAGTTTCTAGTGTGTTGGCTAGTCAAGTTCATTGAGTATAAACCACATTCACTAAATTTGCCACCTCGACCAAGAAAACATAAGTCGGAATTATTAGGAATTAATGAATCTAGCACAATTTCGGTCACTGGACTATGACAAATCATATCAGCATCCATCCAAATTAAAATATCTGCTTCGCAATTCGTAGCGCAATGAAAAATACTATAAACTTTGTGACTAAATCTCACAGCATCCCATTTGAATCCTTTACCGGCATCGCGTCTTTTACTTCTCACAGGGTCTTGACTGACATCCCCGTTGGCTTTAGGAACATTTTTCCACTTATTTTTAAAATTTACTAGTGATTGACTTGAAGCATGTAAATCTCTTACAATAAGATTAGGAGCAGATTCGGAAATTTCGCAATCTTCAGCATATACATAAAGATTTATGCTCGCAGGCCAGGAACGAAGATACGTTTTTATAAATTTTTGAGCATATTGCTCGTATCCTTTGGCATGAAAAGTTGTTACAACTGCATATTTAGGCATGTGATCCTCGTTAAATACATATATTACTTATCTTACAAATGAAACTATCAATTTTTCCTCGCTTCGGCGCTCAAAATTCGAAATCAGTATTTGCTGCCTTCGAGCAAGGTGCTAAAAAACTTGGTCATGAAGTGGTCGAACATGATATAACTGCTGATGTTATGGTTATATGGAGTGTGCTTTGGCACGGCAGGATGGCAGCAAATAAACAAATATGGGACCAGGCAAAAAAATTAGGCAAGTCGATAATTGTTCTCGAAGTAGGGTGTCTTAATCGAGGTACAACATGGAAAGTTGGCTTACATCATGTTAATAACAACGGATACTTTGGCCCATCGAATTCTATTATATCCGACAGGTCAAGAAAATTAGGTGTACATTTAAAATCCTGGACTATGAAAGGTACTAACATTTTAATTTGCGCTCAGCACACTAAAAGTGAACAGTGGTCGTTAATGCCTTCCCCTATAGACTGGTTAAAAACTACCATCGACACCATCAAACACCATACAGACAAGCCCATTGTTCTCAGACCACATCCTAGGGATTGGCAATGGGCAGCAAATTTTTCCTATAAAGATGTAATTGTTAAGATGCCTAAACAGCTACAAGGAACATACGACGATTTTGATTTCGACGCCGACCTAAAAAACGCTTGGGCTGTGGTAAATCCTAGCTCTAATACCGGAATTTTAAGTATAATCGATGGTGTACCTGCTTTTGTAACTCATGCTAGTCTAGCTGCTTCCGTAGGCAATCTAGATTTTTCTTATATAGATTCGCCCCAAAGACCAAGACGAGAAGAATGGCTGGAATGGTTGTGTCATACCGAATGGACTGTAGAGGAAATAGCTTCTGGTGTACCTTTAAAAAGACTTTTTCGATAGAAGTTGACAAACAACTATTAATTGTTTTATAATAACTAAATGAAAACAGTAGATTCTTTTTTACAAGATATCATAAAAAATAATTTTTATCAACCAGACATTTTATGGGAAAATAAAGATAAAAAAATATTGGAAAGTTTGGGTCATCAATTAAAAAATGGAGTATTTTTAACTGAGAACCAAGGAAATCTTTTACTTAAAATTTTAACTGACTACAGGGATAAGTTAGAAAAATCTACAACCTCAAGTTTGTTATTTCTTGAATCACCATTATGGTCAAAAGAATTTAGGCTTCTCGATATTGTCAAAACAATTTTCTTAAAAAAATCTGATTTTTCTGAAATTTTTATAGAATTTAGTTATAATAAAAAAATTAAAGAGAAGTTATTCAGCCTAACAAAGAGTGTGTATGGAAGTATTGTTCATCATAAAAATAATCTTTATTCCGTACCATTAACTGAAAATAATATTTGCTTGTTAGTAGATACCTTCAAAGAATACGGATTTAAATTCGATGAAAAACTTATAAATTTTTATAAAGAAATCGAAGAAATTAAAAGTAAGTCAGCAGTTACTTTTGATATTACAAAAACAACTAATGTTAGATTACTAGAACAATTACAAGAAGAAATAGGATCAAACAATATATCTTCTACTATATTTTTACATGACAGAAAATTGAAATTTCAATACGCTTATACTCAGGTTTTAGAAGAAAATTCTTTAAAAGGATTGATTGCGAAAAGATCGGACGTTGATGTTTATATTAATTCCAATTCCTATTCTTTTAAAGATGTATTATCGGCTATAGTTGATTTACAAAGATTTCCTTTATTGATAATCTTTGATTATTATCGTCCTGACTTTTGCAAAAAACTATTAGATCAAATCCGTCAAACATTTGTTGATTTAGATATTAAAGAAAAAGTAGGAATTTATTTTCGATTAGATAATAATCTGAATCAAGATTTCAATACAAGAATAGCAGATCTTGGTTACAACACCTATCTTGATTCAGATACACAGCTAGTAGGTCTTTCCAATAAACAATTGCCAAAATTTCTTGTTAAAGAAGGTTGGAAACCTAAAGCAGTTTTATGTTTTTCCCCAAGCTTCAAAAATACTAAAATTAATTCGTATTGTGACTCAGTAGATTTAAAAATTTGTTATTCAGAAAACAAACCTGTATCAGGATTTGATTATGCCATTATGTAAATTAATTATAAAAGACGAAGTGAATATCAAATTAGAAGGATTACCTGTTGATATTAGACGAAAATTAGTTAATAAATTCAAGTACATAGATCCTACCGCACGATATAGGCCTGCGTATCAACTAGGAAGATGGGACGGATCTGTGACTCTATTTGGCATGGGCGGTAATGGGTATATTAATCAATTACCTACTATTTTGTCTGTATTAGAAGACTCAAATTACGAAATAGAAGAAATACAAGATTTAAGAACTCCTTTAAAATTAAATTTTACCAAAGTAACAAATACATACTGGGCAGATCAAGGTAAAGTATGGGGATCAGGTCATAGATTCGAGGGCGAGTCTATAATGCTACGTGACGATCAAGTAGAAGTTGTTAATAGATTTATCGAAAATCCCCAAAGTCTACAGGAAGTAGCGACTGGAGCAGGTAAAACTATTATGACAGCAACCTTAGCTCAATTGTGTGAACCTTATGGTCGAACTATGATAATAGTTCCTAATAAAAGTTTAGTAGAACAGACAGAAGAGGATTTTCAACTTGTAGGGTTAGATGTTGGAGTATATTATGGCGATAGAAAAGAACTAAACAAAACTCACACTATATGTACATGGCAAAGTTTGAATATATTAGATAAAAAAAGTAA